TTGGCCGTTGCCTCAAACAGGGCAGATGTGGTTAGAACATGAATTATTAAGTAGCCCCGATAGTAAGGGGTTTTTTTGTGTCAGCACAAGTTATAGACAAGAACCAAATGCAATACCAGGTAGACATGACATTATCTTTCCAATGTTTGAATTTGAGATGCCAGGCAGTGTAGATGATCTTAAAGCAATGGAATATGAACTGTGTGACTACTTGGGCTTTGATCCGCTAACAGAAAAAACATACAGAGAATGGCAACAACATTGGGGACTGAGTGCTGATACAGAAATGGAAGCAGAACATGAGCTAGCAATGGAAAGAAGTTTTGGCAGTTGCTTGATCACAGACTTCCCAGAACTAACAAGTCCTTTTTGGAACATGGCACGTAACGACGATGGCGAAACTGCAAAGAAAATGGATGTCATCTTAGGTGGTATGGAAACTATCGGATCGGCAGAACGTAGTTGTGATGTTGATATGATGCGTGATACATTCCACAGTATTGTAGACGGAGAGTATGCACAGTTACTATACAAACTGTTTGGTAAAGAACGTGTAGAAGCAGAACTAGAAGAGTTCCTCAAGTTTGACTTCTTCCAACGTGTTGGTGGCGGCATTGGTATGACAAGAATGATTGCGGCGCTAGACAAACAAGGAAAGTTTGCCCTAGCTGCATAACAGTTAATCCGGGGTGGTGAAATTGGTAGACACGCACGACTGTTTATCGTGTGGTAAGTAACTCGCAAAGTATTTACCGTGGAGGTTCGAATCCTCCCCCCGGAGCCAACTAATAAATATTTTAATGCAAGAATTTAAATCTAGTATTGAAAATTGGATCAACAACTTTTTAAGTAAACCATCGGCTACATTTAACAATTTACCGCCATGTCCTTTTGCAAAGAAGGCTTGGCAGGATAATGCTGTACACACACATTGGCTTAACGATACATTTGAGATCAAGTTAATTATCACAGCTGAACTAGAAAACTATACATATCATTGGCCCAAAGGCAAAGAAGTAGTAATACTAGGATTTGATCCCAATCGTATTTCACCACAAGAACTCAGCATCATAATCGACAACACATACAAATTATTAGATGACCGTGGATATATTGCACTAGAAGATCATCCCGATGAAGTAGAACAAGTACAGGATGTTGTACTCAATCAAGGCACTTACGGACTTGTACTAATACAACCCAAAGACAAACTAGACCTAGCCAGAGCTATGTTAGAAAAACAAAACTATTACAAAAATTGGACACCAAAATACAAACAAGAGGTTCAAACTCGTGAGTGATTTATATGCAAGATATAAGTTATCAGACACAAATTATCGTGTAAGCAAAAATGCTCAGTTGCTGAACAATCCTCCTTGTAAACTATTACAACAAATATACGACACATACTGCAAATACAAAAAGTTTGAAAGTGTTATGCCGTTGTTTGATGAAGACTTGTGTGCGCCACGCAGTGACATAATAGGATATTTTGATAACAGTAAACTAGTAGCGTTTAGTCATTACCATCGTTTCAATGATAAAAATGTCGAAGCAATACAATTTGCATGGGACTATGCAACTCCAAAACTACATTTAGGAATTAAAAGTTTACGCCATGAATGTGCTTATTACAAAGCTCAGGGTGTAGAATACATATACGTAGGACAAGCAGACGAATACAAAAAGAAAATTAATGGCTTTGAAATATGTGGATCTAGGTTTTAACTGGTTGACAAGTATAAATAAACATAGTATATTATAGTTAATAACAACAAAGGAACTTTAAATGTTACACACAGTCGGAACAGACAATTATGGTTGGTGCTCTAAGGAGGGCATGTTCTAGTGTGACGTAAAAGTTATTTTAGACATGGCCCTCTGTAGAAATACAGAGGGCTTTTTTTGTCGGTGAAGTGTTATGGTAGCACGGCGGTCTCCAAAACCGCAAGCGGGGGTTCGACTCCCTCCACCGATGCCAAGCGGGTATGCACAAGGTGTGTCGCCAGCCTTCCAAGCTGTGTAGTAGGGGTTCGATTCCCCTTACCCGCTCCAAAAACTCTTGACATTATTAATGAATACTGTTAGTATATACACAATAGCAATCGAGGACAATACATTGACATATATCTTAGTAGACACAGCAAACATGTTTTTTCGTGCAAGACACGTAGTACGTGGAGACAGCATTGAAACAAAGATAGGCATGGCTTATCATATTATGTTTGCAAGTATTCTCAAAGCATACAGAGACTTTAATGGTAGTCATGTTGTGTTTTGTTTAGAAGGTCGCAGTTGGCGCAAGGACTTTTACGAGCCTTACAAAGCAAATCGCAAAGCAGCTCGTGATGCACTTACACCTAAAGAAGCAGAAGAAGATCAAGCATATTGGAATGCTTTTGATGAGCTTAAAACATTCTTAGACAAGAAGACTAACTGTACAGTATTGCAACACGCAAACTGTGAAGCAGATGACTTTATTGCTCGTTGGATACAAAATCATCCTGATGATGAACATGTTATTGTTAGCAGTGACAGCGACTTTTATCAGTTGCTCACAGACAAAGTTACACAGTACAATGGCATTACTAATCAACACATTAGACTAGATGGTATTGTAAACGACAAAGGCAAGCCTGTGATTGACAACAAAACTAAAGAGCAAAAACAAATTGGTGACCCTGCTTGGTTGTTGTTTGAAAAGTGTATGCGAGGCGATAGCAGTGACAATGTGTTCAGTGCATTTCCTGGTGTACGTAAAAAGGGTACCAAAAACAAAGTTGGACTACTGGAAGCATTTGCTGACAGAGACAACAAAGGCTTTAATTGGAATAACATGATGCTACAGCGTTGGACAGATCACAACGGAGAAGAGCATCGTGTGTTGGACGATTATCAGCGTAATGTTACGCTTATCGATCTAACTGCACAACCACAAGATATTAAACAAGCATTAGACGAAGCTATTACAACACAGGTACAAAAAGTTCCTGCGAGTATGGTAGGCGTACACTTTATGCGCTTTTGTGGTTTACATGATCTACAACGACTCAGTGATAATGCTGAAGCACACAGTGAATATTTGAATAGCGCATATTAGTAATGGGTAAATACTTACAAGCTAGAGAAGTTGTAGAAAACAGTTTCTGGATAGTAGAGAGCAAGGGAACAAAAGTTGGCACTCTACGCAATAAACCAGAGGGTTATGTTTTTTATGAGAACACAAGCCGCACAGAAACTGTTTTGGATAATCTAGATAGATTTCGTTTTGAAAAACAAAAAATTAAAAAGACTGTAAACGCATCTACAAATGGCTATCCCACTAACGTTGATACTGTGTACAACGAACAGCTACAAGATACAGTGCCGGTATACACTAAAACCGCCACAAGTCAACAACATTTTGCGGCTGGATACTGGGGGATATTATTTCCACACGGATGGAGGCCAAGTTTCTGTCCTAGACTAAAAACATTGCAGGACTATCCGTATATAGGACCTTATACCAATGAAGCGGACATGTACCTTGCAATGAAGCGAAGGGTACAAGAAGATGAAAAAGCTATTAAGTTTACTACTGCTAGTGCCAGTGATAGCACAAGCACAACAGGCTAATCCTGATGACCAAAAAATGTTTATAGCTAGACAGTTTTGCGGACCATTTATGGATGTTTTAAAAACTCCAGAGAAATGGAAAGAAGGCATGTTGTTTACAGGAGATGGAGTAAGTTTCGAAGCACGTACAGGACAACCATATCAAGCTGGTGCGTTTTTCTTTGTGAATCAAGAAACAGGTACATGGAGTTTAGTAAACGTATACGGAGACGGAATGGCATGTATGGTTCAAACTGGAAGAAATTTTAAACCTTATGTTGGTGGACAACCTTGGGATAAAAAACCAGAAAAGCAATTAACACCATGACATGGATACTCACATTTATATATTTTTACGAAGCAGAGCCGTATGTAATAAAGTACGGAACATACGAATCAATGAACGATTGCTTCTTTGCTAGAGAAGCATTAGGTCAAGAACAAAGTGGTCAAGGAGGATACTTTCCGCCAGGGCAACAAGCAATCTGTATACAAATGCCAACGTCTACCTAATCAAGCTCATTCTATGCTGTTTTAACTAAATACATTAAAGCAGTAGAGAATGAGGGAAATATGGCCAGACCAAAACCAAAGATACTAATGGAGTTCACAGACCCCAAAAGTTATCGTAGTGAACAAATACTTCATGCAGATGCTATATATGCAGTATTTCACGACAACAAACCAATTAATTTGCGAAGCTTAAACAGCCTTGTAAACTTTCCAGGACCTAAATATAAAAAAGTAAGTTTTAGCAACAGCGGACATGCATTTAATTTGGCTACCAGACTTAATAAGTTATTCAAAACAGATAAGTTTACAGTGGTAAAATTATT